TAAAAATGTTTTTTAATTTGTCAGACTTTACATTAATATTAGCGTTTCGGGAAATTTTTTCTATTTTTTTATCCTCATCCTCCTCTTTACTTGTATAAACACCCCTTACAGCAGCGGCAGGGTTTCTTGTTAACGCCGCTCCTAATGGATAAGTTTGACCGACAATTAATCTGTTAACAGGTTTACCATCAGGATCTTCTCCCTTCCCACCTAAACCCTTGACATATTGTTTTAGGTCTTCTTTTTCGGCACCTGTCGCAATAGTAGAATCTTCTAAAAATTTAGACCCTACAGCAACTTCAAATTGTTTAAATGCTAATTCCCAACTAGTAGAAATACTTTGATAGGTTTCATCATCTTCTTCTGAAGCATTTTCAATAGCTTCTGCTAGCTGTGGATAAACAGACTTGTAAATCAAGCCAGCAGCATTCATATAAAACGGCTCTTTTTTATCGGCGTAAGATTCAATATCGTTATTTTTAAAGTCAAACTCTCGTTCAGAGAAGGACGCATTAATCATGTGACCGACGATTTTATCTTTTTTGTGCTCGATGTTAATCGGCTTATTGATAAATCGTTTTATAGCAGCTATTGCAGTTTTTGCATCAATGCCATCGCCATTTTTGTTGAATTCATTAACTTTTGCTAAATTAAAGACAACAGGTAAAACGTCGATATTCTGATCTGGGTCAAAACCTTCGGGCAGCAGAGATTCTGCTGCTTCTTGGATAGCTCCTTGTGAAAGGCCAAATAATTCAAACTCCTCGTCTTTTATCTCTCTTACTTTACCTTCAAACAAACAAATGTTAAAATCATCCAATGACATATCTTTTCTTACACAGAAATTTGAGTTGAATGATATAAAATTGCAGAAGCTAAGTCATCTAGTTGATGCTGACACCCTAATTCAAGAACTTTTTTGTTAACCGCAAGAGATGTAAGCTTGTCTAAATCTTCTACTATTTCAGATAAAGTTGGTTCCCAATCTACAGCGTCTTTTGCTATAACAATAGACTCGCAAACTTGAGCAACCATTTCTTTTTTCTGCTTAGACATTCTCTTTAAGCCAAATTTAGAAGCAAATTCTCTGAAAGCTAAAAGCTCAAATTCATTTATTCTTTTAGTAGCCTCTACTATGTTTTTCTTTGAATAAGAAGAGTTGGAAACTCCAATAGGTCTACCCCCTGACGGAGAAACAGGTTTTTGAGCGTCCTTTGGTTCTGGGTCTCCTCCTTGCGGAGTTGACTCATCATATAAATTAATTGTGTTAACAAGTGGCATATAGTGGCCTTTTTCTCTATGCTCTTTAAACTTATCTTGTGCGCTTTCCATGTCTTTAGCATCAGGAAAGACCCCAGTGTGAACAACCTGCATTCCTTGCTCTGGAGTCAATACACCAAGCTCCATTAGCCTTGTAGCCAACTTAGAAAGGTTGTTATCATCCATAGTGTCAGTTTTGGCGAACTTCGCCTCTGGCCATGAACGCAACCCAGCGGCTTTACAAATTCTTCTGATCTCTGGGTTAATAAAATCATTTAAAAAAGCTCTCCTTGATTCCTCTAATCTTTGGAAGAAAACTTTCATTTTAATCTGAGTGTCAGAATATTTTGAGTCTCCGATAAGAACATTTTGCAAACCCTGCTCAATATCCTTGTTTATAACCTCGTATTTTTCTGGACCGACAACTTTTCGGATATCAGGAATTATGAAATCAGCTTTTGTGGTATAGTCAGAAACAAGAACACGACCAACGCTCTGGTTTTTGAATATCTGTTGCATAGCTGCCAAGTTTCTGTGATTAACGCCGCCTTTATCTGGCTCATTACCCATAGTCACTAGAAGCACAACATTTTCAATAGAACGGCTAATTGCCTGATCAATGTTTTTTAATTCTATTTTTCTATTAAGATCATCAAGAACAGAATAACCGACAGGAATAGCCAAAGGCTCATAGTCCTGCTTCTTCGCAAAAACCACATGCAACAACTGAGGGTCAAGTTTAATTTGAATCCTTGTCATAGCGTATGCGCTTTTACCCGCTTTGAGAGCCTCGCGCACATCTTCGGGCAAGGAGTTGAAAACCTCTATCTCATGTTCTGTTTCTGGCTTCTGTAGCCTAGAAATTTCAAAAGGAGATAAAACTTTAAAATATTCATAACCACTAAAAGACACAGACCCCTTAGTCGCTATATCCGTAGGGTTAATTAACAAATATCTAATCGGTATTTCTTTTCTTGAGCTAGCTCCGTATGCCTCTAGCATTTTTTGAGAATTCTTTAAGGGGATCTTTCCATCGACCCTATAGAAAAATACATTACCAGAGCGGTAATACTCTCTGAAGTATTGCTCTTTTAAATCATGCATTCTGATTCTCTTGAACCAAGCATCAATAAACTTTTTTGATTTTTCTGTGCCTCCTTCTAGGTAGATATCGGAATCAGCAAATTCTGAAAGAAGGTCAATAGTCCCTCTAAATGAAGAAATATTAAAATAAGCCTTCTGGCAAAGCTCTACAGCCTCTTTTGCGTCTGCCGCATCTTTCTCGTAATTAAACGGTAAAATACCATTTTTAATATTATCAAACCTATTAGTAAGACCAGAGAGAGCCACTGAATTGATTCTAGTTTTTGTCCTAGTGGTCGGACCATCTAGCCTAGAAGCTTTTGAACTGAAAATAGGTTCTCCAATTAACTCTGGAGAAAAGTCCTCCTCGTCAGCATTTACTAAATTTTCAATAGGCTGTTCATTTTTTTTGAACTTAGCCCAATATTCGGATCTCTTGGTATATTTACGAGGCATATCAAAGTTTACACTAAAGTTATAAAAGTTACTTTGAAACTTTTCAAATTGCAAACGGAATAAATGTTCCTTGTGGTTTCTTCTCTACAGACGCGCTTTCTGAGTCGAAGAAAACTTTAGCGAACCAATTCCCTAAAACTAAAGCAGAATAGGAGTCTTTTCTTGCTCTGTTTGGTCCTTTTTGTCTTCTTAAGTTCTGGGGCAAATTAAACGACTGTGATCCTTGTGGGTTGCCAATCACCTCAATGTTAGCACATTCAGACTTTGTAAGTTCTACCACATACTTTTGATGGTCAATTAAGTCGATCATCATCGCCCCTTTGGAGGCTACGGGTGTCTTTATATCCCATTTTAGTTTCTCTATTGGTATATTCTTTTTTCTTTGTTCGTCAAAATGACTATCAACAGCCCTAGAAGCGAATAAAATTCTTTTGTGGTCTATCGCTGCCTGTAACATCTCATTGGCGTTTCTTATCCAGTTTGATGTGGGTTTTCTTAAGATGCAGTAATTACGCTCCCTAGCATTATATTGATTTTTAAAAGATAAAATATCTGAATTCCAATTCTCTGGTTTTTCCAGATCAACATCAATTACCCCTATCTTTACATTGTTTTCTTTAAACAAAGCACTCTCGTTACAAGAATTTATAAACTGAACTCCTCCATTGTAGTCCCCGCAGATACCGACAATATTAAAATGTTGTATTAGGTATAAGAAATATTGCATATGCTCTTTCAGAGAAACTCCTGCTATCGCGTAGCTGTGAACTAAACAAATCTTTTTTGCGTCTCTGTCTATTTTAAACACATGCATTGCAAAGTGGTCAGCACTTGTGTTACCTGCCCAGTTGGGGTCAAAGGCCAATAAATACTCATCACTAGGATTACCTACAACCTCTACAGAAGGGAACTCGCCATCAGGCACCGTGCAAGCCGCCATTTTTGATAATCTGAAATACCCATCACTTTCATCTATGAACTGAGCACCAAACTCTCTCTTGAACTGCATCTCACTCATAGTCGCCTTTGCTTGTTTAAGCAGGTTCTGATCGTATAACCTTGATGGAGCACAGTCATAACTTAACTGCATAATCAGTCTATAAGCATCATCTTTAAAACTCTCCTCTTCATCATCGTCGCTTTTTAGCTCTTGCCCATGAATTAGATCTTCATACTTCTTATAAAGTTTATACATGTATTCGAATTTGAAGGATGGAGATGACAGGATGATAAGCTTGTTGTTAGGCCAAATGTATCTATCCTCTTCTTTCATCTCGCCCTTGTCGATTAATTTGGATTCTAAATTGTATAATTCCTCCCTCTCGATAGGATTCTCTACCACCCCCAGAAATGGTATAATAACTTCATTAAATATCTTTTCAGGTATAGTTAAGAACTCATCCAATACAATCCTGTTAAATCGAAATCCACGGAGCCTTTCACCATTAGCCAACGGAAGGGCTATCGCCCTAGCCTTACCTAAAGTTAATGTCCATTGGTCAGTTCCTTTTGTTATTTTAAATCCACATTCTTTAATTAGACTAGCTTCAGGTTTACTAACAATATCCTCCATCTTTTGGAATATCTGTTTAGATTGTCTGAAGCTTCCTGCTATTACCCCTATATTCGCGTTAGGATTGAGTAGGCACTCAAGTAATACATAAATGGCAGTAGAGAACGTCTTTGACATACCCCGCGAGAAAACGAACATAGAGTAGTCAGAAACCATCATTCCCTTAATAGCCATTGCCTGAAAGGGAAATAACCTGACACCTAAAAAGAGTTCAGATGTAAATGCTATATTATTCCGTAGGAACTTATACAGCAAATACTTCGCTTCTTCTTCTTTGATACTGCCATCCATTTCCTTTAGGAACTTATTCAGTTCCTGAGAGGAATGCTCAAGCCGATATCCTTGTTTTCCCTTTGTCCAAGACATTTACTCGTTCATCTATAAAATATTGTAAGTCTGTATTCCACAATCCGTCTCCATAGTGCAGAATCAGTGGAATAATTTTTTTAGCTCCTGCTCTATTGTGTGCAAAAATGATTTGTAGGTTTTTCGGGTAATCTATAAGCAGATTGCGAACATTGTGCCACAGATACCCTAAGTTAGATTTGAATTTAGATTTTTTATTGTGTTCTTCTAGTTTGCTAATAGTTGTCTCTGCTACTACAAACATATATGAATTAAACTGAACACACCTATCCATCTCTCTCCTGAATCTATCTATATCTTTCCCGAAGGTCTGCCTGAAATCATCCTGAGCTTTTCTATCTACAAATGTAGATGTATAGTAATCACCTCTAGCTGTATAATCCCCGAAATCTAATTTGTTAATTATAGAGTCTTTAAATTTCAACGGAGCTTTTTCTCTTGTATCAGTAAACAAAGGAATACTACTTCTATCAACCTTCCAGAAATCTCTAGGCAGTCCCCCGCAAAAATGATTACCTACTCCTAGCTCATCCAAGAAATTTTTATAAGACCCCCATAGTTTTTTATAATAATAAATGCCAGCCATCTCTGACAAATCATAAAAAAGGTTAGGTGGAGAGCTTTTTATCCCCTTTAAGTCAAATTTTTGTTTCGCTTTCTCTTTGAGGTAATTTTTGACATCTTCCTCTGGAGCCGAGTCCATCCATAACTTAAAATTATCATAACTGATAAAATTATCCCTAAAGTATTGATCGTAAGATTTGAAAGGGATTTTTTCACCCGAATACAAATCTTTTCTTTCGTAGTGTTTGACGTAGTAATCACCAATAGTGAGAGCGTGAGCTTTCAGGTGCGCGTGAAAGCTCCTCTTGTTATCAAACTTTTTGTTACACTCTAGACAAGTGAATTCCATTACAATATTTCTTTTTTAGAGATACCTAAAATACGAGCCTTATACTCGTCCATCGTTTCAAGTCGGTCAGCTTCCTCTTCTATTAACTTGTTTTGCATTTCTGCCATCATTATCATGCGATCACGCTCTTCTTTCTCCTGAAAAGCCTCAACGAGTGCAGCAATACTCCCATTCTGCTCTCCTCTTGCCTTTAAACGCGCCTGACGGCTTCCATTAAGGTCTTTCGTCAAAGATTCGATTCTTTTCTCACATTGGTTCAACTCCTCGCTGGTGGCCTTTATAAGCTCAGTAAGACGTAATGTTATATCTCGTTCATTATCAGTGTCATTGAGCATATTATTCAATCTGTCGATTCTTTGCTGGATATGCTTCTGTCTGACATAGTTTGTGCAAACTGTAATATACAAATTTAGCTCATCGTTTGTTAGGTCAGGCTTGTCCCACACTGTCCTCACAAATTCGCTCTCAAATAAATCTCTATCTGCTATTGTTGAGTATTGATTAATAAAATGCACGAACCTTGGACTCTTCAAGTAGAGTAAAAGCTTCTCGCACATTTTCTTTTGTTTTGTTTGGATGGATATTTCGTCAAAATTCTGCCCAGCCCAATCATTCACCTTTTTGATAGCTCTTGATAAAGATTTCGGTGGAGACCACTTGTCGTTAGTCAACATTTCATTATCATCAACTATCTCTGGTCTATACTGACGCAAGAATTCCATCACCGTCCTATGTTGTTGACTTAGTGGCTGTATCTCTCTGTCCTTAAAGGTCAAGCGAGTCACTTCAAGAGCGTTCATGCCACGTTCAACATTATTACTCATCAGAAACTCTTTTTGTTCTGATGTTAGATCAACCTCCTCTACCCTTGGAACTAAAGTAGTAGTGAATTCTAAATTATTATTAATTAAAAATGATCTAACAGCCCTGCCTTCTTTTGAGCGACCATCAAGAGAGTCATTCTCAAAGACTGTTTGAGTGATATGTTTCAAATCAGGGTTACGAGCAAACTCTTCTTGTATTTGATTCTTTTGTTCTTGTGTTAATTCTATATTGCTCATAAAATATCGTGCTCTTTCATAATTTTAACAGCTATCTGGTAAAATTTCTTTTTTAAATTAGCCATTTGCTTGTATCGTGGCTTTTTCCTCTTGGAAATGTCAGCTTTGAAGCCAAATTTTTTTGCAACATCGTTTTCATTGATGTTTTCTATATAAAGCATATAATAAATTTTTTTATGCTTTTCGTTTAGTTGCTCCATGACTAACCCATGCAACTTTCCAGACGAGTCCTCATAATCCACAAAATCTTTAATACTGCCCACTCCTGTGGCCGTTCCCTCTTCTAGAGCTAAGGGTAACTTTATATTGTAAGCTCTTTCTTTCTTTTTCTTCCACTTGGCGAAATCAGCGCAAGTATCGTCTTGCTCCTTGCTTTTTGTATATTCGCAAGAAGTAGCCCCCATATTATGAGGACAACGCAAACACGGCTTGGCAAAACTTGAATAATTATTACGAATCAGATTTTTTATCTGATTAGATATAATCATCGAAGCCCAAGGCTTGAAAGGACGAGACTGATCCCAGAGGTGCCACTTTTTGTAGATGTGTAAGCGTATTATTTGACAGACATCATCATAATCCATCCACGCTATGGCGCTTAATTGCCATTTAGGTCTGTATTTCTTAAGAAGCTCCTCTAAATCATCTCGTTGGCTATTGAAGTCATTACTCATCAACATCTCTCATCCGAGAGGAGGCGCAATCTCGCATTGTTTGATCTAGAATCTCTTGACCGCTTGGATCTTTTGATGGCGGGCGCTGGAACTTCTCCAGACCCGAACTAGCCTCTTCAGGACTAACAGAAGACCACAACTCTTGCAAGTTAGAGGTTTTTGTCTTCCCTTCTACAACTATACCCCTTTTTAATTTATTTAAATCAACATCCAAATCGGAAACCTCTTCTACTTGTTCTTTTTCTTTTGTAGAGCTAGATGAGACACCTCCAATAGCTTCTCCACAATTAGAACAAAATTTAGGCTTTTTTAATTCATATAAGATTTTAAATCCGCACGATACACAAAAAACTTTATTCATGGCTAATTTTATTAATTTAATTCACTTTTTTCAATTTTATCTACTAGATAGCTTATTATCTTGTCCCTCATTACATCATCTTTGGTAAAATGTAAGTGGTGTATGCCGTAACTCTTACTTTCCTCGTCATCAAAGACTTTACAGAACTTTTGAAAACCTGTGGCATTGATATCGCTCTGCATAGTATCTCCACATATATATAAAGTAGAATTGGCGCTAATTCGGGTTATGACTGTTGTAAGTTCTTTTACTGTCATATTCTGTGCCTCATCCACGATGACAACTTTATTTCTCCATGTAGCTCCACGGATAAAGTTAATCGGGGCCGCATCTACCGCATTCCGTTGTTGTAATTGGTGTTTTTCATGTGTGTTTAAAAGCTCATCCAGCTTATCTTCTAAAGGACCAATATAAGGATTAAATTTATCATCCATACTTCCTTTCAGAAAACCCATCCCCTTATCCGCACTCTCAGCCAAACTCCTTAAATAGAGTATTTTAAGCAGATTGTCCTTATTGTGTTTATATAATGCTGTATACACTGACAAAAATGTCTTTGCCGTCCCTGCTGGTCCACTAATAAATACTACCCGCGTTTCGGGGTTTCTCATTATCTTATGGAATTGACTTTGTTTCTCTGTAAGTTCTATATGTCCCAACAAAAAAGAATTTTTATATTTAAATGACATTTATGTTCTTTTTTACACGAAGAACTGAATGGATGGCTTGATGTTTATAGAATTCACCACCCCCCCGCGCTACGGCTGTCAAGTAAAAAGTCAAGAATTCTGAAAAAACCCTCCCCCTAAAAAAAGTGATAAAAAAACAAAATAAAGCTTGCTTTTTCTGTGAAAGTGTGGTATAGTTACTACATGAAAACAAATACATATACAGTATACCACAACTACTCTCTGGATGCCGAGTTTTCTGGCACACGCGAAGAGTGCGAGGAGTGGATCGCGCAAGTTGACCGCAAAGGTCTTGGTTGGTTCTTCATCGAGAAGGACAGCCAATAAAAAAACAAAATAAAAACACTTTTCCCCTTGACTTTTTCCTCAATCTGTGGTATACTTACCGAGTAATAAATAAACAATAAATAAAAAATCTATGTTAGCAAATCTTATATCCGATGCCGTCCGTCTCGCTCCTCGTTTCGCAAATGAGGATGGCGAACTTTTGTTCGATCACCTTACAACTAAGTTTCCTGATGCCGCAACCGATGCGGTGGACTTGGTTGTCCGTCGTGTATGCTCTAACGCTACAGCGGGATTCTCTCGCGACTGTTGGGCATCGCTTGCCACCTCACTACTCGACGAGATCGAAGACTGGGGCGATCTGTCCAAGCCTTCGCCCTTCGGCATCGACTTCGGTGTCGATGCACTCGACAAGCT